CGCTGCGTGTCGGCAAGCTTGCCGCGCACGAAAAGACCACGGGCGTCCTCGCGCATTTCCGTCCAGATTCCGATGGGCTCTTCCGCGTTGTGCTGCCACAGCATCGCGGGCAGTCGGCGTTGGTCGTTCGCCATCGCAAGCGTTCGCGTGAAAGCACCCGGCGCGACAACGTCGTCGTAGCTGTCGATGTTGTTAAACACCGATCCGTATCCTTCGACCGTGCCTTGCGCGTCCGCCTTAATTTCGGCAACGACTCGCATTCGCTTCTTTTCGATTTCACTCATTGTTTGCTCCACTGGGCGGGTCTCCCGCCGCCGTCATATTCAAGGGCTGCAAATAGACATCGCCGTTGCTGATCGGATTAAGGTCTTCGATTCGGCGCACATCGTTGACACTCAGCCAGCCCCAGTTGCGCCCAATGGCGTATGCGTCATACCGACTTTTCAGATCGGTTCGCAGGATTGCTTCCGGCGAGAGCTTCGGGAAATAGATGTTCGGCGCGGTAACAAGGTCGCGCACGATGGACTGCTCCCAGCGCGTGATCCACGGCAGGATGCAGTAACTCAGAAACTCCAACCCCTGCTGCTCGATGTTCGAAAACGTCGCCCGCGAGAGATCGCCGATCATGTGCGGCGGTACTCGGAAGAGCCCGGCGATCTCAGAGCGCTGAAACTGGCGGGTCTCCAAAAACTGCGAGTCATCCGCCGAGAGCGTCAACCGCTCGATTGCCATGCCCTCTTCGAGCAGCGCCGTGCGGCGGGTATTACCGACGCCCGAGTAGACGTTGTTCCAGTTGTCTTTAAGGCGATCCGCTGCTTCTTTTGAGAGCTTGCCGGGGTGCTTGAGCACCACACCAGGGGTTGCGTCGTTACGGTAAAACCGCCCCGCGTACTCTTGCGTCGCGGCGGCAACACCGATGGATTCTTTGCCCGACTCGATAATGCCGACAGGCTGTACCCCATCGCGCGAGCGATAGCGGATGGTGAGCACATCTTCACTTGCCACGGGTATCGGCGTCCCGGCGGCGGTCGTCACCGTGTAGCTCAAGCTCATGTCGGGCAACTGCTCAACACGAACTCGATCTGGGTTCAGCGGGATCAACTCATCGACGATGTTCGACTCGCGACTGCGCCAGTTGATAAACGCGTAGCCGGCACCACGCAGCAGCGCGTGCTCGGTAAGCATCTCGCGAAACTCCTGCGCGGTCTGCCAACTGTTCGGGCGGTCGTGCAGCAGGATTTGTAGCGGGTGGTTCTCGGCTCGTTCGCGTCCGCCATCATCGCGGCGGCGGTACATATTCAGAGGCAACGATCCGATGGTTTCGGAGATGACGCGCACGCACGAATACACCGCCGCAACGCGCATCGCGGTCGTCTCGTTGACATGAATACCGCTCGCGCTGGTCGTGCCGTCGAGGCGATAGACCAATCGGTCAAGCGCGTTCGAGGTGCTCTTGCGAAAAATATTCGACCAAAACGACATCAGATCACCACCAGTTCGGAGTTTTCATAGCCACTCTGCGCGTCACCTAGCGCCGCTGAAGCGCGCGCGAAGGCCATCAACAAACACACCATCCCGTCGATCTTGTCGGCGGAGCGGCGGCGGTCAGGGGCCATGTTGAGATTTACGTCCAGTCGCGGCACAAGGTTCGCCGCGTTCCACGTAAGCACCGGATCGTTCGCGAACCGGAATCGATCACCGACGTAGGCGCGCTCCAGCGCTTGCATACCGGGATGGAACGAGCGCGGCCCCTGCACAAACTGCGTCAAGGGCAAGCCCGCCGCGACCAGCCGGTTCGCCAAGTCGGTGGCGTTCCAGTTATCAAAGGCGATCTCGCGCGGCTTAAACCGCTCGAAGTCGCTCACGATGTCGCGCTCGATGATGGAGTAGTCGGTGACGTCGCCATCGGTTTGCACGATGTGACCGGCCTCTACCCACGCGCGGTATGGAACCCCGCCGCGCTCGGTGCGCTGCGCGACCGACACACCCGGCACCCAGTACCGACCGGCGGTGTACCAGACGCCGTCTTTGAGCCACAGCATTCGCCATGCCGTCATGTCGCGCGTCGAGGCAAGATCGAATGCGGCCCAACAGCCGTCGGCCTCGCTCATGTTCTGTGGCTCGAACTGCTCCAGATCGAGCGATTCAATCTCGCAGCGTTGCCACTTCGGCAGATCGACCCACGCTTGCGCGCTGGCCGACTGCCGGTTCAGTCGCTTGATTCGGAATTCGGCGAGCGCACCCGGCTGCGCTTTGGCTTCGCTTGCGTACTCGCGCATTTTTTCGAGGGAGACCGAGACCCCGAGGAGCGGGTTCGCTTTGATCCACTTCGACTCGTCGAAGTCGTCGTCTCCGTCATCGAGGGCGTAGTAGAGCGCCAAGAAATGATCCGCTTCCACAATCCCATCAAGTAGTTGTTTTGCAAAACTGCGCACCTCATGCCACGGGCCGGGGTTCTCGTAACCCTCGGTCGTCGTATATAAAAAAAGCGGATTCTGTCGAGCGCCCGCTGCTGATCGAAGAACGTCAAACAAGTCGCGCGTTTTGTGCGCGTGAAGCTCATCGAAGCAAAGAGCGCTCGGGTTGAGCCCGTCTTGCGTCGATGCCTTCGCGTTGATCGGCTTGAACGTCCCGCCGACTTCGTAGCGCGCGATGGCGTTTGCGAACGGCTCCAAGTCGTAGTGCTCGCGGAGCTCAATGGTCTGCTCCACCATCCGCTTCGCGACACTCCAAACGATCCGAGCCTGATCGCCCGTTGTCGCTGCCGATAAGACTTGCGGCCCGTGTTCGGGCTCAGTGCAGAAGACGTACAGCAGGATCGCTGCGGCCAACGCGCTCTTCGCGTTCTTTCGAGCAACCGCAAACAGCGCGGTCGTGAAGCGCCGCGAACCGTCGGCTCGACGAAAGCCAAAAAGCTGACAGATCAAGAAGACCTGTGCGGGCTCAAGCTGGATCGTCGGCGAATTCCAGACGCCCTCTACGTGCGGAAGCTGCTCGATGAACCAGCACGCCTTCGTCGCCTGTGCGGGCGACCAGAGGAACGGCGGCTTCTTGCGCTGCGCTCGCTTTAGGTCAGCGAGGAATCGCTTTGCCGCAAGGCGCACCCACTTGCCATGCCGCTCGCCCTTTCGATCTGCCACTGCGTCCTCGGCGTACAGAATCGCCGTGAGGACATAGTCAGTCGTCTGAGACTTCCCCGATGTCCTTGAGCCCGGCGAAGCGGTTTTTCCCGCGCGTGGTGTTTTCGACTTTGACACGTGACCTCGACGACGGCGTGAAGCCCATCTCTGAGCACGCCTTCAGCATGATCAGCGCTTGCCGGTTGAGCACCGGAACCCACGGAGATTGGATCGGATAGTTTGAATTCGGGATGCGAACCAAGGTGCCCGACTGCGCGATTTTCTCCGCAGCATTTCGGTGCATATCTTTTGCAATGACCCAAACGCAGAACACCGACTCATCGATGCTGCGGAGCAAGCCTGGTGGCGAGCTATCAATCGCCGTCTGCCATATTTCACGCTGTGATTCGGTGAGCCACTCAGGCGGCTTCATCAGATCGCCCGTTGGTTGCGGCTCCGCATCGTTCAGCGGGCGACGGCTCGGATTGCCAGCCACGAGCTTTAAGAATGTCGGTTTAGGTTTTCTGCCCCTCATAGTTCGATCTGCTCAGTTCGGGCGGTCTCCATCACATCGTCTGTAATTTCAACGGCCCCGCATCTTTCTGCCGCTTTCTTTGCACTTCCTTTAACGAATACCAAAATGTTCTGGTGCGTTTTTCCGAGCTTTCGGCTCGTAGAAAACATCTTGCCGACCCGAATGGGAAGGCTACCGATTGCGGTTAATAAAATTGCCTCGTTATAGAACTCGAGTCCTGCAAAGCGCATGGCCTCAACGGTATCGCCTACAAAATTGCGGTAGTGCCCGTTTTTGTCACGCACTTCACCTACTACGACACAAGCAAACGTGTGCTCTTTAAGAAGCGCGGCGGACTTTCGGAGAATCTCTCGATAGGCAATCAGAAATTCCGCAGATTCGAGAGTTGACAAATCCGCTGGATCGTCGCTGTAGATTTCGAGGTCTGCATAGGGCGGGCACGTAAA